CTTATGTTATCGTCCTTTACATATTTAACTAGCCGTGTAAACTTTTCTCCGTTTTCTATACACACGACCTTTCCTTTAATTCTTTGACCATATTTATCTTTCCACTTTAGACCTACAATCTTGTTGGTCATCGTAGAGTATATCATTGTTATTATCAGGTTGGCTGCAGAGCCACCTTCTTTATAGTAATGAAGAAACTTTTCACAAACACGCATAACAGCCTCGTCAATTAAAGCTTGTTTAAGCTCGTCATCTCCGTTGGTAAAGAACGCAGAGCCTGATATTTCTATACACCTTTGGTATATAAACTTACCTAACTCGTTAGTTATAGCATCCTGCTCAACAGATAAATGAGCCTCGTGTTCTACTAGTTCTTTATTGTATCGAGTTTTTTTCTTCAATCTTAGTAAGTATTGTTATTATCTGTGGTAGATAATCTGATAATTCTGACGGCTTAATGTCGAGGATATGTCCCAATCCAACCAATGTGACGGATTGATTGTGCCTGACCATATATTCGATTGCTTCGTATATATCAATAAGGATATTCGCTTCACTATTAGTTATTTCTTCGTATGAATTATTAAACAACATCAGTAACTTGACCTAAGATTTTTTGCCTTTTCAGGGTCTAGTTTAGCAATACAATCTATGTATTCGTTTTCTCTCCTGTAGGCTTCTTGTATTTCTTCTTCAGTAGAATCAATACCTATTTTTGTAAACAGTTTAGACATTTCGTAAAGATATAAGTCAACTCTATTTCTAATTAATTTACAATTCTGATAGTTCCTGTTCGTTTCCATCTTCTTTTAATTTGTATCCGTAACATCTTATTTTGACCAAAAAGCAATCCTTGGGAAGGTCTTTGTCAATTTTGATATTAAGTCTTTTGTAGTATTTATTACCATCGTCTTTGACCGAACCCATAGCAACGAGAGTATCCGATAGGAATTTCGAAACAAGAATAATGTTATCGACATCGTGGCGAGAATTGTAAGTAATATGAATTTCGTAGCTGTCCATAGTGAACGCATCACCTTTCTCAAGCTCTTCTTTACAGATTTTGCTGTAATCATCTTTGTGTTTTTTTCGTATCGCCCAATGCTTCCCTGCATAGTATTGGTTTAGCGAGGGAGGCTTGGGTAAGTTAAGTTCTATCTGCAGGTATGTCAATGGTGTCATATATAATATCTTTTACATCTTCAAACTTGATGTAGGTAAACACATCTTTCCTGCTCCAACGACCTAGCCATTTGTATAAACCCTTTTCTATAGGGGTTTTATTTTTACGCAGTACAGATTCCTCGCCCTCATACTTGGGGCAAAGGCTAATAGTTTTCTCCCTGAGTACATCTTTGTCAAAGACATAGAATTTATCAGGAAACATAAAGGCTATATATTCTGCTTTAGATTGCTTAGAACACCAACCTCTAGTACCGTATCCACCTACAAATTCTATAAGCAAGTACCCTTGCTTGTGGCAGGGCTTCAGCCCCTTGACATCTACAAGTTTACCTTCCCAAAAGAAGTCAACGTGCTTTTTGTCAAGCTCAACATCTGTCTTCTTGGAATTGGTAAGTTTCTTGAAAAGAGCCTCAGCACTTTTGCCCATATCGACAGAGTGTTGCACCCTGTCTTTGTTTAGCTTTATAGAATCTGAAAGATATTTTTCTAAACTCATCTGTTGATTCTTAGTGCGACCTTCAGCAATATCAAGTATCCAATAAGGTCTTGCACCGTATCTTCTGTTTCATCCGTGATGCCACGCATCTTAATACGCATTAGCTTATCATCAATCCTAGCGCATAGGCTGTCAACCGCATTGCCCTGCGAAAATATGTTTGCAGGGTTTAGTGCTGAATCACCATAAGCATCGTTCTTCAGAAGAAGCAAATTTCTAGCTGCTTCCGATTCCTCAAGTATTAAATCTCTTGTATCCATAATACTAATTTACTGACTCGTCATATAAGTTAACGTCTAGTTTATAAATTTTTTTAACATCATTCTTCTGAATCAATAATCTACCTGAAGAAGGATTGTAGAATATGTAATTTTCTGTGCATCCTGTGTAGTCTGACACATCGAGCTTATAATAGTTCCCATTGATAGATATGTTGCCGTCTTTTTCAACTACTATGTTTAGGGCATCGCTCACATTAAACTTGAGGTAAGCCATCACCAAGTTGGCAAAGGCTGTTTTACGCTCAAGAATCAGACTGTTGATATGCGAATCTTTTCTTTCCTTTACTGTCGATTTCATAATATCTGTTTGATAGTTTGTCATAAAATAATGTAACACTTCCTAGCTTACCTACAATTTTAGGCTTGGCTTTGACCACAGTAATCTCTACTTGGTTAGGCTCGTATGGCACACCGTTAGCATCTTCCAATCCAAAGGGGCATCGCCATACATTAATAACCATCATACCTTTACGAGACCATTGCATACCTCCTGCTATGTCGTTCATAGTGGGCTTGTCTACATAGGGTACACCGTTCTTGTATTTAGCTTGTTGGTGTTTAGTGTGTACTGTTACGATTGTGTGGTATCCTTTATCTGAAGAGTGCTTACGCACCTTTGTAAGAATCTGACCAATGGCTATATCATCACGAACTCCCTGAGAAACATCTGTCTTGATTTCTGTAAAAGGGTCTACGAAGCAACCATTTATTTTTATATCATAATCTTCTTCAACCTTTTCAACTGCTGTGTAGAATCCTTCTATGGATAAATCACGAAGACCTGAGTCAATTAAAAAGAAGTGTTGATTTATAAACTCTATAGCTCTTTCTGTCTCTTCGTCAGTAGCTGTAATTTTTGTGTTTATCAGGAACGGCTTACGCAGATACACCCATAGTAGCTCTGCAAAAACCTCTGTGGGAGAACCTGTTTCGGGGGAGTAGACTGCCCACTTCCAACCGCTGTATTGTGCAAGGTTCATCATAAGCTCAAATCCAAACTGCGACTTACCTTGGTGCGCTCCTGCATAGATATAAGTTGTTGAGCCTTCCTTAACTGAATACTTATCGAACAAGGACTCAAATCCTGTCCAAGCTCCTTTCTTTACTCCCTCTCTCCTTAATGTGCCTAACGAGTCTCTAAGCTCGTTGGCAGTATAAATCATATCTCTCATTCTGATTATTTTTTATAGTAAAATGATTCGCTTATCTCTTCTTGTTTTATTATTTCCATAACTCTAAAGTCGTGTATCTTAGAGCCTGTTAGTCCGTTGCTGTGCATTATCTGCATAATAAACTCCGCACTACTATTCATCTGTTCTAGGCTCTCAGCTCTAGATACAAATTCTACTTTCTTGTAGCTGTTAATATATCCGTTACCACGCTTTTTCTTCCAACCTATCTTAGCATAGTAATGGTATATCATTTGCCCTTCTTGGGGCTGTTGCTCTTGTTCCATTTATCTATCTGTTTTAGTTTCTTAGCTTTTTTCTTCTTGCGTTCAGACTTTAGATTGTCAAAGTATTCACGCTCCCAATTATCTTCGTGAGGAATGAACTTCATTTTCTAGGTGGTTTGTATTTTTTAAGGAACTCATCGTCAATGTTTAGGTGGCTAAAATATATCAGCTTGTTTTGACCATAAGCATATTTCTTTCTCTCATCGCTTGTCATATTAACAAGAGCTACTGCTTCGCTAAGTCTACCCATTACATTCTGATTAAGCGCAATCTTCTTTGGTACTTACGAATCAATAGTGCGCTGTTGGTTAATTGATTCTGTAGTTCTTCTGTCCAACCAAATCTACTAGCTTGTATGGTGAGATTCACTTGGTCTATCATCAGCATATCTAAATACTTCTGAACTTCTCTTATGTGTTTATACTTTCTAATCATCTCTCTTTTGTTTTATTTGTCTATCACTTTATTGAATATATGATAGACAAACAGTATTAATGCGCATCCGTGTACTTCAAAATCCTCACTCATCTCTCTTTGGTTTTAAAGCATATAAAAAGGGGGCGTAGCCCCCTTTTTATATCTACTTGCATATAGTTAGAACGGCATATCATCGCCATCATTTACAGCTTGTGCCTTCGGCTTTCCCGTGTACTCACCTTGGAGTTGGAAGTATTTACCTCCATCACGCTTGTCTTTCATCTCAAGGTTTACCCAACCTTTCTCATTCTTAGCGTTCATAAGAACCTCAAAGTCCTGTGGACCAAAGGCTACCTTCACGATTTCACCAAACTTGGTGGTTACTACATTTGTTTTACCAACGAATACTTTGTCGTTTGCCATAACTTTTTTTGTTTTAGTTACTAGTTAATAGTTCTTTAATATGTTCGTACTTAGATTCCAATTCTATGTACCTTGCTTTCACCTTCGCCACCTCATCGTGCAGCGAAGCATCAGAAGAGTAATAGTCCTCTGAGTATTTCTTAGCTTTGCCATAAGCCCTCTTGAACCTTTGGTCAGCCATACGGTTGTCGTGCGAGTGAATGTAGGTGTACACACCTTTGGGGTCTGTACTAGTTAACCTAGATATTTCTCTCGTACCAAAACCGAGTTCATTCAGCAAGAAACAGGCAATGGCTCTAGCCATAGCTATCTCTTTTGATTTACTTTTAGAGATGATGTCCACTACGCTTACATTACAAGCACTCGCTGAGGACAGCAGGACTACATCTCCTAAGTTCTTATAGTTCTCCAATCCTTGCTGAAAAAGGATTGAAGACTCCATTGAGGAATGTTCTCTCATACAGTTCTATAGATTTATTAAATTCATATTCACCACTTGCAAGGAACTCATCACTTGCTTTAAAGATTCCTACCTCATAAGGGAACTCTTTCTCAACTACTAGGAAGTAGAAACTGTCTACTCCAAATAGTGTTTTGTAAAGGTAGGCTTGTTGATTGTACATCATCCACCTAGCTCCCTTCTTCCAATCCTCTAGCGATTTCGCTGAGGTCTTTAGGTCTACTAGATAAGTCTCAACACCGTCAAATACTACGGCATCAGCCTTACCTTTGAGTTTAATTAAGTTGCCTGAATCCGTTATGTGTTCCATCACAGCAGGAACTTCAGGCTTGAAGTCGATACCCATAAGTTCATCAACCTCGCTAAGTTTAGTGAGCTTGTCATACATACCCATTACGAGTTTGTAATCCTTTTCAGGAAGTATCAGCTTATCAGGATTCTCAGCAGCAAAGGCTTTGTAATCGTTTGTGCCTCGTCTTCCTTCCCAAGGTAGTGCTACTTGTTTACCTTCCAAGAAGAGTGCGTGTAGTGCTGTCCCAATATCGAAATACGATGCGCTAGGATAAGACCACTTACCTTTCCTTAGTAGGTGAAACTTTGTAGGCGACTGCCTTAGTAATTTGAGCATACTATTGGACAGGTATTCCTTGTCCGCAAAGTAAGCCTCATCGTCATTAAACTTTTCAATTACACTCATATGTCTTGAACTCCCATTAGTTGGAGTGTTCGTTCTAGTAGTTCAGATACATTAAACTCAAGAGGTTGCTCTGCTCCCTCACCAATCTTCTCAATGTCTGCTAACAGGTCGGCTAGGTGTACCGTGAATGAATACAGGAAGTCTAATTCATAATCTCCTGCAATCAATATGTTCTCAGCTATCTTAATTTTAGTATCCTTGTCAATGTCCATCTGACCTAGAAGTGAAGAGAGAAACACCATAGGTGTTTCCTCCATCTTCATCTCATTCATTCCTTCCTCCCAAGACATTATCCTAGGATTTGTTTACGAACAGCAGCAGTAATATCGTACTTGTTTAGTGCGGACTCTACCTTGTCAGCCTGACCATTCTTCACAGCCTCAAGCATCTTAGCTTTTACATCGCTAGTTAGCTTCAGCTTTGAAGGGGCTGCATTGTTTTTGCCGTGTGTGTTTGTTGCATCAGGGTCTTTAGTATCGTCAATCAAGAACATACCATTGAGCGCATACTTACGAGAGTAAGATGAACTCGCTCCAAAGCATTGTGCTATGTCCATACCCTTACGGTTAGGGTCAACACCTGCTTGTGCAGTTACTACTAATTGGTCTGTACCATCTGATACTATTACCATTGACTCAATGTAGGGGATACCTGCCACTTCGTTTACGGTATCCGACACCTGCATAGCTAGATTGTTCTTAGCTAGAAGAGGCTTGACAGCCTCTAGTATGTCTTCTGCAGAACGGTAGTTGTAATTACCGAACTTGTTGCGTTGTCCCTTCGGTGCTTTCAATTCCGACTGAACTTTGATTAGGGATTTCGTTAAGTTACTCATATGAAAATTTAAATTGGTTACTACTTTCAGAACAAATATACTACACTATAACTAAACAAGGGTAGTTTCTTCGTACTTTTTTAAAATATCTTGTAAGACTGCAATCTTACTTTGGTTGTTTAGCAAGGTGGATTCAAGTGCAGAATAGATTCTATCCTGTGTACTGAACATTACCTGCATATTGTTAGGCATTATATTTTCTAGAATGTCAATCCATATTGATATTACACTCAAGGTGTCCGAGTCTTTTATGTGGATTGAGTTCTCTGTAACTCTAGAACCGTGTATCACCGTTGCGTGATTGCAACTGAATATCTGTCCTATCGAAGAATAGCTCATGCCACACTTCTTTCTAAGGATGTAGAAAAGACATTGCCTTGGAATAGTTACTGTCCTTTTGCGTGTCTTTGACAGGGGACTCCACCCTGTTACTTTTTCGTACTCTGAACATAGATTCAGTACGCTGTTTCTTGATATTGGATTTCTCGTCATTCTCTTTTAGTTTTAGTTTCAACTTCGCTAAAGCTCTGTTGTATGAATTTCTAAATTGCTTTGGAGTTAGGTCTAGTGATTTCTTTATGTCAACTAAAGTTTCTCCCTGATAGAAGTGTTGCTTGATAATCTCCCTCTCTTCTAGGTTCAGGTCTTCAAGCATTGCATCATTTATCAACTCACCTACATTGGAGTAGGGCTTGTCGTGATAGATACAGGCTGCCTCATATAGGCTGTAATCATCATCATTACCAACTCCGTAGGTAACTTCAGATTCGTTTTTACAATCCAACCTGTTCCGTCTTTTGATGATGTCGTAAGATGATAATATACCAAACCTAAAACACCACATTACAGTACCCATTAGCTTTTGTTCTGTTTCAAATTCCTCGTCTCTGTCCATTAGTCTTTTGACATTGAGCATAGCTTGGAATGACGCTTCCTCTACAACGGCTTCGTTGTGAAACGAAAAGCCGTAGTATTTAGCGCAGTAGTGTAAGAATCGGTTGTTCTTAGGAAACCAATCTTTGAATCTGTCTTCTGTTATTTTGTGCATTATTATACTATTACTTATATACTATTATTATAAGAGTATCCCTTAAAGGGATACTCTTTTATTATACTATTATTCACAACTTACTGTCAATAACCTGTTGCAATAAAGTGTCCTTCTGTTTCAGCCTTTGCTCAAGTCCATCGTATCTTAGCTTGAGGCTGCGATACTCAGTCCTTGCTTTCTCTACTTTCTCTTTGAGAGTTACGAGGTCGTTGGTTCTGACCTCGTGAATTGATGCAAATCTCTCAAACTTTTGTACGATTCGGACAGCCCTTTGTGGGTTGTCCAACTCTCCTTCATTGTACGCTTCCGTCAGTAGGTTGAGTGCATCGTACAGCAAGTCAAGGTCTGCTGCATACATCAGTCTGTCAGATAAGTCTGCCATATTATTCTTCTTTTTTGATTTTTAAATGTGCGTTTTTTCTGTGGTGTACAGCTAACGCAATTCGTGCATCTTCGATAGTTTCGAAGTCCTGTTTGTAGGTGGTATTATCTCCTTCCCATTCTACTGTATAGATAAGTTTACTCATTGTCTAATTGTTTAGATAGTTTGTCAGTCAACCAAGTTAGTTCTTGTGTTGTTACGCTGTCCTTTCCTAGTATGGTACACGCTAGGTTCGAGGCATCCGCAACTATGCGGACTGCCTGAATAAGTTCTGATTGTTTCATAGGTTTTTGTTTAGATGAATAATTGGTTGAACCAAATGTCGTCCTCTACATTTATACCGTCTCCTTTGAAGCTCAGTATATTCTGAGGTACAATAGCCATATAGCGTTTGCGCCTCAAGTCCCATATAAGGAAGTTGCTAGGGTTCAGGTAGGACTTGCCTCCCTTTGTATATTTGTGTACCCCTGCACGTCCGTGAAAGGTTGTAACCTCTCCATTCTTTTTTAGGTAAGTCCCTGAAACGAACCTGCCTGAATTGAATACTCTTGATAATTCCTTGCTCATAATTCTACTTGTTTTCGTTGTTACTTTCTTGGTAATAATCCGCTATGGTATTCATAGCATCATCGTTTAAGTTCATTACTAACCATTCTATCTCATCGTAAGGTGTACTGCTGTGTTGCATCACCTCTTCTGCATACCACTCGGCAATTTTGTTCTTGTCTTTCATGCTACTTGTTTAATTTCTCTACAATAATACTAACTACCTGCGAGACTACCAAATCATAATCAAATTCTTTTTGCTGAATTTCGTCTAGGTTATTTTTTACCACATCCAAAACCATCTCGTGTTGCTCCTCTGTAATCATCTCCTGAATATCTTCTCGTGTAGGAACTTCAATCTCATCAATCTCTCTATCAATCATCTCCTCTACTCTCCATTCCGATACGCAATCCGATACATCAGACTCTAGGTTATCCACTTGGTAAGTATCTGCCTTGTCTTCTAGCTTGTATTCGAAGTCGCTGATTTGCTCTGAGGTGTGGCGTTCTAATGTGTCAAGTTGCTTCTCTAACATTTGCAACTGAGTGTCAATTCCTAACCACTTAATGATTAGCTGCTTAATTGTTTGTCTTTGCTTTTTCATTTTCTATTGTTTTTATTTGTTATTATTCTAAGTATTCACCTGCGTTAAGGTAGTCGTAGTATCTGTCTTTTCTATATGGATACTTACTGCTATCGTAACACTTGCTGCACCAATCACCTGTGGAATATCCATAAGCATCATATCTTGGCTCAGGTTCTTCTGAGCTGCACCCTTTGCAGGTATGCACCTCTTTATAGTAGTATCCTTTATCAAGGTCTTCTATAATATCTTCTGCCTCATAGGTGCTATAACATTCGTAGTATAGCTCACCTTCGGGGGTATATATTTTAGCTCTCATCATATATTACTTTCTATACTATATCCAAATACAGCAACCTTTCCACTATGGAATAGATACTCCATATACTTATAGACCTTTGTTGCTCTTGGTCTTTTGCAATGTTTGATAGCGTGTACTTTCCTCGCACCATCAACGCTTTCTTGTGTGTAAAAAATATATCTATACATATCCTATACTTTTAAGCGCATTGCACCATCACTTATAGCTTGGCGGTACGCTAGTTCTTGTACATTGTAATTGTCCATTTCTTGTCTTCTACAATAGAACTCGTTTATAACCAAGTCCATCATAAATTGCTGTTCTGTCTCCGTTGGGTATTTGCAGTTGTTCATCATAATACTTTTCTTTCTATTTCGCCTACTACGGCATCGTTAATACACCCCTCTTGTTTTAGCGTGAGGGTATCTAAGTCAATCTCTACTTCGTCTCCGTGTTCGGTTAGGTAGTACAGTCTTGTTACATTGTACTCCCAATCCCAAAAGTTACTCCTTGAGTCCTGCGAATCGTAGCAGTCCTCCCAAGCGTTGTATTCAAATTCAACCTCGAAGGTTTCCGAGCCTGTTCCGTAGTCCATATCGAACCATTCAGTTCCGTAATTTTCCATATCTATTTATTTACCTGTTCCAAATTCTTTTTATTACTATCCATATAATTGCCTGAGCTTCGTAGCCTTTGTATCCTGCTTCGTGGGCAACCTCTGCGGTTATAGCTTCAAGCCTTCTGTATTCAGTAGCCGTACAGCTTTCCATACATTCCTGTATTCCCTCGTGTGCCTTCGTTGCACAGGCTCTTAAGTGCCACTTGTCTATGGTTATATGGTCGGGACTCATTAGCCCTATATTCATAGCGAAGCTGTGAGTTTTAGGACTCTTAGCAGTTAGTTCTATATTGCCCTTGCCAATTTCAAAAGCCTTGACTTTATTTGCGTTATAGGTGCATATCTTTACGGACTCAGGCGGTAGCCCTGCGGCAATGGCTTTGAGTACCGTTATCGTATCCTTTTTATTTTGCTCCCAACGGTTGTTAGGACTCGTTGCACTTAGTATCCCTGCAACCTTGTACGGTGTCAAGTTCTCTATTTTGTCAATGAGACGAAAAGAATGTTTGAACTCGTGGTATTGCTCGTACACAAAGTCCTGTGCTTCCTTGTACCATTTCAGACCTGCCTGAATTTCTTCAAAGGTCGCTGCGTTTAGGAATGAATACAGGTTATTTCTTACTATCGTCCTGCTTAGTTTTCTCGTTGAGCGTTTCATAGTTTAACGTAATTTTCTTTTATAAATTTCTCGCAATGGTTCACAAAGGACTCTGTAAATGCGCCCTTGTTAGGTAGTATTGCACAGTCCCAAAGTGCTACATAAAGCTCTACATTCTTAGTATTTCTTGGTAGCCCTAGCATCTCCTTATATTCTCGCTTTAGTCGGTTGAGGTCTCTAGGGTTTGATAATCTCATATTGTGTTTAATACTCGCCTCTAGGTCGTGCATTATCATTATTAGCTGTAATTTGTTCATGTTTTCTATTCTTCTAAGGTTGATACTAAAGCCCCTACAAGGCTCATTAATATTATTATTGCGTAGCTCGTTTCATTGGTTGCTGCCAATCCTGCAGCTCCAAAGATAGCGGTTGCGCTCGATATTGCCAAAAGTATTTTATTTTCTGTTTTCATTGTTTCTAGTTTTTAGTTGAAGTATTTGATAAAAGCCTCTAATGATTTTTCAGGTTTTGGGTTTGTAGGTAGGTTCGGGTGCATAAGGTAGCAGTTTTTGTCGTGCCTGAATCCTGTTACAGCGTGTACAATTTCGTGTAGAACTATATGATAAAATTCCGCCGCCGTTCCGTGTTTAGCCCACTTCGTGGCTATATGAACTATATTCTGCCCTAAATAAGCGTATGCACAGGCTGTTACACTTGGCTCAGTGTCTACAATTCGCACTTCAACTCTAGGCAGGGTTTTGTCAATCGACCTGAGTTCTGCCTTGAGTTCGTATATTATTTCAATCGCTTTTCTGCGTAGCGTGTATGTTTCATCATTCATTCTGCGTAATTTTGCGCCCTTGATTGTTTGGTTTTTGTATTTCTTGATACTCATTATTTCTAGTTTTTAGTTATTGGGGGGCTTTGCGCCCCCCCTGTTATTATTTGTTATGCTGTCAGTTCTATAAAGTCCAAGCCCCAATTATTACAAAGTATTGTGTAAGAATTTGTTTCTGAGCATCTAGCCATTAATTTAAAGCCTAAGCCGTCTAAGTGGTTTATCGCTTGTTGTTGAATATCGCCTATTGCGTAATCATAGGACAAAGTAACTGAGACTGTTTTTCCGTCTACAAATCTTTTTGGCTCAGTAATTTTAACCCGTGCGCCTCTATGGTTTGTAGGTCCTAAAAAAGTTACTTTGAATTGTCTGTAATTTGGTAATTCGTGAGTATTCATAATTTCTAGTTTTTAGTTTATGGGGGGCTTTGCGCCCCCCTGTTGTTATTTGTAAGTTAGTTTTTCTTGTACTTTCATTAATTGGTCTCTGTCTTTTTGCATATTTTCAACCTCATTCATAGCCCAAGACCAAATGGCGTCGCTATCCGTGTTTTTGTTAGCGTAATCTAGCATACTGCAAATTCTGTGGTGATAGCCGTCTATAAGGGTTGAAAGTTTATCAAAGTTTATATTTTTCAAGGTTACCGTTCCGTTTCTGTGCTGTGTAATTTCCATAATTTCTAGTTTTTAAAGTTCAAAAAGTTTGTTTATTTGTTCCTGAGTTTTTGCCTTGATTTCGTTTAACCTCATTATTTCGTTGTGATTGTCAAACGGGCAAAGGGTTTTTAATTGGTATTCAATTTTGAATAGTTCGTCAAAAGGATTCATAGTATAGTTATTAAAATTAGATGCTAGGGGCGGCCTCGCTCCGCACTTGCCCTTCTTAGGTCTCCTAGCTAGTTAACAGGATAACAGGGTATTAGCCGCCCCCCTGTGGCGGTGCTCTCTACATTTCGCAACACTTGCCCCCCTTGCCGCTTTCGTTGGTCGGATAGCCTACCAATTTCCGCCCTCGCAGGGTTTCAGATAAGCCCGATATCGCAGTTACTTTGGGGGGCTTTCGTTGGTCAGGCTCATTGCTTAGGGCTATCCCTAAGCACGTCAAGTGCTCCAACTGCCGCCCCCCGTTTTACATATGATTGGGGCTTTGTTGCTACTTCGACTGCTTCGCTTTCGCTCTCGAATTGGGTTTGTCCCGCCTCTAGCCTTTCGGGGCTTGTCGCTGTAGTGGCGTTTGCTATGTCTTCGGGTCGCCCTCCCTGCTGTGTCTGTTTTTCGTTATCCGTTTTCGTTGGTACAAATATGCGGCGGCTTTTTGGACTGTGCAAATCGGTCTAACTACCTGAGTATCAGGGACTTACGGCAAAATAGAATGAGCTAACTATCTGAGTATCAGGGACTTACAAAGTCAATTAGTATAAAATACTCAATTTGAAAATTAATTTGTAACTGTCTGAGTATCAATGAGTTACAGGTAAAAAAAAATCAAAATAATTGTAACTATCTGAGTATCAGGCAGTTAGCACTTTTTTTTATATAATATGTATATAAGGCTAACTACTTGATTATCAGGCAGTTAGCTTTGTGCCCTGTATTGGCTAGATATATGTTATAACAACTATCTCAATCCTGTTATTTGTTATAACAACTATCTCAATCGTATTAGATGTTATAACAACTAATAATCCATAAAACAGGGTAACCCCTTGTAATTTAGAATGATTCTAAACAAGGTAAAAATAGCTAAGTAGCTGAGTATCAGGCACTTAACTTTGTCATAGGTATAAATACCTAATGGCTAGGTATAAAATACTAGTCAATCAAAAATAGCTGTATTTGCTAACTCATTGATAATGAGGTACTTAACCTTTTTTCACTAGGTATAAAATACCACTATATCATATCTCAAGGTAGGTGAGGGGTACATACCACAGAGGGGTAAAAGTCCCTTAAAACGCTTTAAAATGCGTCTCAGAAGACTGCCAAATAGTCAGGTTAATTTGTTGGTATTGTTATAATTTTTTTGTATGGGGTCTCGCACTCTGCTAATAAAAACAGAATACTAAAAATATTAGCAAGGCGCAAAATTGCTAAAAATATTAGAATGCTAAGAATATTAGCAAGGATTGACCGACAAAACACAGCGAGAGGGTTAAGCTAGTCTCTCGGAGCGGGGGGAATGGTTTTAAATGAATGGGAAAATATCCATTTGGAAAAAATATTGTAAATATATAATATTATAATAATAGTATTACTTTACTCTATTACTATTATTATAATAATCTCTCTTTATTAGAGAGATTATAATACTTATTAGTATTATAATATACTATAGTAAATGAATGAAGCTAACATTCAATATTGTATATTACCTTAAAAAGATGAATCAGAAGGAGTTAATCATAGCTTTAGCACAGACCAATATGCCTAACAAGCAATTGAAGGCTGAGATGTTTAAGTTTCATAACAGTATGGTTGGCAAGAGTAAGTATATGCGTAAGATAGAAAATCCTGAAAAATCTTGTGGCAGTTGCATACAAAGGGTTCTGAAGAATGTGATTAGTTGGTATCATTATGATGGGTCTGCACCTAGTTATAATGAGATAGAGTTTACAGGAAAGCTAGGTCTTCATAACAAGCCAATCTATAAACTTAAATAGGAGCGTTCTATGGCACTTAAAAAAGATAAGAAAGGGAATATAACCAAAGGGAGGGGAAGTGGTCTTACAGGGCTTCAGAAAGCCTTTCTCGAAGGTGTATATGAAAAGGGTATAGAGAGTGGTAACAAGATTGCTAAAGATTTAGGTTACACAAACTACTACCGAGACAGGAGAACGGAGGGAACTGCGTTCCATCGTGAGGTATTAAAGTTGGTAGACTCTGAGGCTAAGAGCATAGAAGCTGCTAAGGGGACTAACCTGACCAAGCTAATTGCTATTCGTGATACGGCACTAGCCAATGGAGATATGAAAGTGGCTATGGATGCCATTAAGATTATCAATGATATGCAAGGTTACAAAGCTCCAATGAAAGTGGAGCAGACCAAGTTGGATATTACAGCAACCATTGACCTCACTAAACAACCTGACGAGGAACAGGGGTATATAGATATATAGATGCAGATTAAGCTATACAATCCTACTGAGCCGCAAAAGGACTTTCATCGGCTCGTACACGAAGACAAGCCATTTATCAGTTGTATCGTTGCAGGAAGGCAAACAGGAAAGACTTTCTTTATGCAGAATGATATTTTGATGAGGGCATTGAATAATCCAAAGCACAGGATGTTTTGGGTGTCTCCTATCCAAGACCAAGCCAATAAGGTGATGAAGGATATAGAGGCTATGTTCTCAAACCACCAAGAGGTTTGGGATAAAATAATCAAGAGGTATGACAGGAAGCATAACGAAATATATCTTTATAACGGTTCTTTTATTAAGTTTCGCTCTGCTGACTCAGGGGATAATCTTCGTGGGGCGACCCTCGACTTTATATACTTGGATGAGGCGGCATATATGAAGCTAGACTTTATCAACGAGGTACTCCTTCCTATGGTTACTAGGACAAAAGGTAGGGTAGTTATGTCAAGTACGTTCAACGGTCCTAATTGGTACTTCGATAGATACAAGGACGGACAGAGTAAATCAAATTGGGAAGAGATTAAGTCTATCAAGAAGACTTACCTAGACCTTGATGATAGGGATGTGGAGAGAACGGTAGCAGGGGTAAAGAAAAGTATGACCAAGGCACAGTTCGACCAAGAGTATTTATGCAAACCTGTAAGTGCTAATGCACTATTCAGTAATATCGAAGAGTCGGTAGTACCGCAACTAAACACCCCTTACGAGAGAGTTTATATCGGTATGGATATTGGTGTCGCTCAGGATTATACCGTAATGACTGCAATGAACGAACACAATGAAATCATAGACATACACAGGTTCAACTATAAGGAAGAGGGTATGGACTATGAGGAGTTTAAAGAAAGGATAAAAAGCTTTTACCTCAAGCACGATGATAAGCTATCAGCCTGTTACTTTGAGGTCAATAACAACGACCTGTTGTTTGACGACCTTACAGACGATGAGAGATTATACAAGATGATTCCTTTTATTACCTCAGCGAAAACAAAGCCTGAGATTATCAGAAATCTCATCAAGCAGTTTGAGGATGGTAACATCAAAATTCCAAACAATGAAGAATTGATAAAGGAGCTTTACGATTTTAAGAGTAAGCGTAACCCAATCACAGGAAACCTTCAGTTTAGCAACACGGATGGTAAGCACGATGATATGGTTATGAGTCTAGCAATTACTGCCTACTGTGCTAAAGAAGAGCAGGACGGTGGAGTAACAATGTTTTTATGATTACACTTAGACAGCACATTGATGTTATGAATACAATCAATAAAGGTGGTAAGCCTATTGATTATGCAGATACATTGAAACCGTTAGAAAAATTACAATTTATAAAAGACTCTATAGAGACGTACCCTTTGAATGAAAAGATGAAGAATCCTGATTCTATTTGTTCAGAAAGAAAGGTGTATAGAAGGGTAGAAGACTTGGTATTGGGACAATTCATAATGTTAGAACAGATAATCACAGGCAAGACTAAACTACCTGACCACTTAATAGACCTTGAGATATGCAAACTAATTGTACGTCCGCTACATCACGAAACATTTGACAATGAAAGCATAGAAGATGAGAAGCAAAATCAAGAGTATATACTAGATTCAGATGTGAGGGAAGTTTACTCTTTGTTAAATGAGTTTATAGAAAACAGAAACAAGACCTTGTTTGAAGATTTTGCAGGAGTGTTTTATGAGCCATCTGAAGATGATGAGGATGCAGATGAGGAAGATGTAGAAAATAAAAACTCTCAGATGTTGTTTAACCAACAATGGTATTGGTACAGCATAGTCAGGAAACTAGGCAATGAGGACATCACCAAGTACAACGAGATATATATGTTACCTATGCCTACCGTACTGCCTGAGATGAGTTTCTTGGCACAGAAAAGTAAGATAGAAGCTGCAGAACAAAGACAGGCTCAAGCTATGCGTAACTTGTAAATTAACAAAAGAATAAGATGAACAATCTCACAGAACTATATACTAAGGTTAAGTCTTTCGCAGATAATCACAATATGGTGAAAGGGTTCTTTGTAGCACAGGGAGAATCAGATATAGCTAACAGGGAGTTTGATTACAAGCAACTAATCATCACTCCACAGATAGCAAACATATCTAGAGAAGACAACAATCCTGTGTACTCAATAGAATTTTCTGTGGCGGTTCTTGATAAATGTGTTTCTCGTAACGACCAATCTTATATGTTATCCATAGAAGAAAACCTATTCGTTATGGGTCAGTTACAAGATTACTTGGCACAGCAAGACTACATAGTAGAATTTCAAGATGTGGAGCTTTCAAGTATCGAGGCAGAAGACTACAACATATCAGGAGCTGTGTGCGACTTTACTGTTACCTTGTCTAGAAAACCTGACATTCTAGAAATAGATGACTAGGAAGCAGTATCAAAATAGAATCAGGCTCATTGCCGTTGCAGAAATAGCCAAGCAGTTTAGGAAAGCAGGTATTATAAATGCAATAGTAGGCAAGATAAAGGGCAACGGTCTAGTCGTTTCAGGAGGACTATCCAACCCTAATGAGTCAGGCTCTTTGACACCTAGGAGAGATGATTTGTTCTTAGCTCGTGAAGACGGAAAAAAGGCTGTGTCTGTAAGGGTATATAATATGTCTCAAGGCATACCTAGCAGTATAACAATAAGAACAAACATACAATTCGGTGTGGCTGAAAAATACTTCAGGCTTACTAAGCGTTCTCCTTCAGGTGGATGGAATGTAAGCGAGGAAGGTTTCAGCAGATTAAAAGGATGGATTATTAATAGTAAGGCTAACTTTAAAATCGGTGGAAAGGCTTTAGACAAGTCAAAAGACCATGAGGTAAGTAAGTTGGCATTTGTTATTAAGAGGTCTATACAAAGAAAGGGTTTAAGAAAGAGATATGATTTTGATAATCCCTTTTATTACAAGAACAGAGGCGTTGAAGCTACACTAGCTAAGGCTCAACAAAACATTAACGATAGGCTGACCAACTTGTTTATGGAACAAACAATGGTTCGCTTTACAAAATTATTCAGTAGATAATGGCACTATCTGAGAACAGAAAAAACATAGAGATTCTAAACAAGTATATTGACAGACTACAGGCTGTACAAAAGCAGTTAAGTCAGCTTGACAAAGGTACTGATGCTTACAATAAGAGACTTAAAGAAAAAAATAGACTAGAACAACAAGCTGCTGATGCTTCAAAAAAATTAGCTCAAAGTCAAGGGAAATTAGAAGATAGACTTCCAAGACATAGAAAGTTAATTGACCAAGCCTCTAATGCTCAAAAAAGATATTCAGCAGCCACACAAAAATCTACTAAATCTAACACAGGGTTTCTTGGAAGCTTAGGAAAAACTATAAAAACACTTGGTAGATTAGGTATTGCCTATAAACTCATACAAGGTGCTACAGCTTTACTTAATGAGCTATTTGTAAAGTCAGCAAAAAGAGCTATAGCTTTTGAAAAGGCAATGGCTGAACTTAGAGCTGTTGCAGCATTAACAAAGGAAGAGTTAGCATCTTTAGAAAATGTTGTGTTTGATGTAGCAGGTACTACTTCTTTCACAGCCATACAGATTGCAGAACTTCAAAAACAATTAGGTAAGTTAGGTTCTAGCGCAGAAGAAATTGGTCAGTTAACAAAACCTGTGGCTCTCTTAGCTCAGGCACTAGGTGAAGAGCCTGGGGGAGTTGCCGAAGCTCTAAAGAAGGCTCTGAACCAATTCAACCAAACCGCCGCAGAAGCTAGTAGATTTTCAAACGTAATAGTAGGTGCTGTAAACGAGAGTGCCTTAACACTAACAGACCTAGGTACAGCGTTACAGTATGTTGGTCCATTAGCAAGTCAGGTAGGATTAACCTTCGATGAAACAGCTACTTTCTTAGGGTTGCTTACTAATAACGGTTTGAAAGCATCTAGGGCAGGTACAGGTCTTAGGAGAGTTCTTAGTGAAGCAGCTAAAGAAGGAATACCTTTTAGAGACTTTGTAGAACAGTTAGCTAAAAACAATTTAGATGCGGCTGAGGCTTTTGAAATATTTGGTCAAAGAGGTGCAGGTGCTGCTGTTATCCTTGCAGACACTATTGATGAGTTTGACGACTTGAACGGAGAGGTTAACGATAGTACAAGGTTGCTAAGAGCAAATGCAGTTCAGATGTCTTCTACTCAGGGTCAGATAGACTTGTTGTCTTCAGCATATAATAAAGCATCTATTAGTATTGGTAATTACATTACACAAACTGAATTTTTTATAGAACTTATTGAAAGACTAGACCCTAGGATTGCAGGTCAGGCAAGGGCTTTTAAGTTTTTGTCTAACGCATCAGAACAAGGTGAAAAGTCTTTCGATGATTTGACTACATCTTTGATACAGTTTAATACCACGCAAAAAGAGCAAGAAGCAGGTTCTGAGGCATTATTCCAAATACTTAGAGAAGGAGGCGATTTAACTTCAATGCAATTAAAAATAGTTGAAAAACAATTTAAAGCTCAAAAGAAATTAAACCCTCAGCTCAGGCTAAGTGAATTTTTGCAAACCAAGTCAAACGGCTCAATGAAAGATGCAGGTAGATTCTTGGATGAACTCATAAAAATGAGTGTCGAAAGAGCCAAAGTTTTAAGAGAGCAAAGAATACTAGAGTTAGCAACAAATGAGCAATATGGAGCTGCTGTTGAAATGACTCAAAAATTAGTAGCTACAGCCAAAGAAGGTGTGATGACTGATGAAGAAAGTCTAAGAGTGACTAAAGGTCTTGAATCAGAACTAACTAGATTGCAAAGCACAAGAGAGAATCAAAGAGGATTAAGTATTGAGGAAATTACTGTTCTTGAAAAAAGGATTGCTTTATTTGAGGAGCTTTTAGCATCAGTTAGAAACCTAGAAAATAGTGAAGCCGCTATTGCAAAGAATAAAGAAACAAGAACAAAAGAAGAACAAAAAAGATTAAAAGATGAATTAAAAGACGCTATAGAAGCTATAAAAGAGCAGGAGAAACTAATTAAAGAAGATTTAGTAGAGGGAATATCTGATGAGCAATTCTTGCTACAGGTAGACTTGCTTACAGCATTGTTTGGAAATGCAGAAGATATTATTTCAGAGGCAGAAAAATTATATGGAGAAAACTCTGATTTTGTAAGGGGTTTAAAGAAAGTGTTTCAAGGTGCTGCAGAAGAAGTTTCCGTAGGTCTTCCAAAGGCTGCAAAAAGAACAATGGACTTAACAACAAAGAGTCTACTAGAAACTATAAACTTCATAAAAAAGAATAAAGATTTGTTTAGCTTTGAGGATGTTATCATTGATGCTCTTACAAAAACTGCAGATGCTATAGATAACTTCTCTGAAGTAAGGCAAGAGAATTATGAGAATCAAGAAAAAGCTAGATTGGAATCTGTAAAAAGAAATGCAGACATAGAAAGCGACATTTTAAAGTCTCAGTTAGATAATCAGTTAATTACAGAGTCTCAGTTTAAAACAAAGCAAATTGAATTACAGAGAGCGCAGTTAGCCAAGGAAAACGCTATAAACAAAAAGATATTTGAATCTCAGAAAAAACAAGAAAGAACAGATGCTACTACAGATTTAGCCGTTGCTTTAGCATCTATTATTCCTAATATGTTTAAGAGAGGTGAAGCAGGTGAACCTATAACTACAGCATTGAAAGCAAAAATATCTGCAGCATTAGCTGTGGCATCGTTTGGAGCTGAAATAGCAGCTATCAATAGTAAGCAGTTTGTCCCTAAGCGGTTTGCTAAAGGGGGTATAGTCAATGGACCAAGCCACTCTGAGGGTGGTGTGCCGTTTAGTGTTCAGGGTCAAGGAGGTTACGAAATGGAAGGTGGTGAGTTTGTTGTAAATAAACGAGCTACCGCTATGCACAAGGGTCTGTTAGAAAAAATAAACGACTCTTACAAGACAAGACCTATGTCGGGTAAGCATATGTTTGCTAACGGAGGTTTAGTTACAGCACAAGCTAACGAAAGTGTAGATTACCTAAAAGCTATTGCTGAGGCTACAGTCTCTACCGCTATACAGACAAGTAAGCCTATGAGAGCCTTTGTATCTAGCAAAGACCTTAGAAGCAACGATACAGAGCGTAGATTAAGAGATAGAAACGATAGAATATAATGAGTGATTATAAATTTTTATATAACCCTGCTATAAACCAATCTTTTTCAGGTACTGTTTCCAACGGTGTTATAACATTGGGTAGTGGTTCATTTGACGAAGGTGATGTTATTTATATACCTGTAAGCGATACCGTGGGTGTGTATGCTTATTGCACCGATGAGACGGCTAGAACTTTTCAGTTTGACGATGAGGTGTATGAAAATGTACCATCAAGTGTAAGCACTACCACAGGTCTTTATTGGGAGATAGGAGATGTTATATACGATGATGTTACTTCGTACAGAATGTTGGCAGCCGTAAACAAAGCGGTGTTCTCAGAAACCTACGAGGTGTACAATACATCAATAGACTATAGATTAGCAGTATCTGTTAAGAGAAGAGAATTTTTTACTGACACTACAAACAAGTCGGTAAGAAGTTTATTATTAGCAGATAGGTTGATATTCATAGATACTTGTAAAGAAGTTGCTTACAGGGTAGCTTTCCAAGATGATGAGTTTGATTTTTTCAATAATAAATTCAAGTCTTCATTAGCATTTAATATCGCAAAACGATAGTATGAATTTTAAACTAGAAATAAGTGCAGACAATTCTACTTTTACTACTGTAGATTTGTTTCCTGATTCAGAGCTTGAATACAATGTTGACTTTTATGACAACCTAGATGTAGGTTCTATAAAGTTACCTTTTTTTACAACTTTAAAAATTCCTTTAACAAGTGGCAATAGAACTACATTTGGATACACACCTATAACCTCGGATAAAGACGATTTTCCTAAAGATGATTACTACTTTAAGATAACTGCTTTTGGTACTTCAAATACGGTTATACAAGGTATGCTAAACGTAACAGCTATAGAATATAATAGCGATGAGTCTTATATAGATGTAACTTTAGTAGACTTCATAAGCAAATATATCAACGACCTAAAAGATATATCTTTATCTACGCTATACAATGCTACTAATGCTAGTTACAAAACATACTACAATGCCGACCACACCTTTACTACATTTAAAACAACTGTAGCTAGTGGTGGTGAGGGAGGAACACTAAACACTAACCCTTCGTACACTAGACCTATTATTTTCCCTTATATAGATTTCTGTGGGGACTTAGATACATTTGGCTACGGTGCTAGACAGTTTACTGAATATGGCGTAGGAATGGATAGGACAGGATTTGTTCCTGTTTTTAGTGTAAAGTTATTCTTGGAATACTTGGGTAGGTATATAACTGATTCAGGATTTGAGACTAGGGTAGACAGCTCTTTATTTGGTCTAAATAAGACGGAGGCTATTGCTGACTTCCAAGCGGAAAAACTTCATATGGTGCTTCCTGCAAAGTTAGAGGCTAAACAAACCACTAACACTAGGGAGTTTGAAATAAATCAGATGCCTTTCTGTGCAGGGACAAATGAAGATATGTTCTATGATTTCAAAAGAGATGACCCTACTGCAAGTAAACAAATGGTTACAAATTACTTCGGAGGTTCTGAAAGTCACGGAAACTATAATACAGTTAGTGAAGCTACTGCTGCGGAAAATTCTGTTTACGGTAGACATATAAGAAGATACTACTATCCTGTAGCACAATTCGGAATGAGGGCAGGTGAGCAAGGGTTTTTCGCACCACATATGTCTTTTAATTCTGCTATAACTTTTGATAGTGGTAGTCTTAATGCTACTATAAATGATTTAACCTTGGATATACCATTAATCCAAGACGATAAGATGGTTCAAAGCATAAACCCTGCTTCATCTACTATGAAGTTTAATATGTTCTTGGGTGTTTATGAGAATGGTTTTCCTGTAAAGAAGATAAGACTAGAAGATGTCAATGGCGACCCTATAGAGCTTAACGCTTCTGATGCTACAGCTATACAGGGTGATAGTGAAAAAACAAACACAAACCAAAATCAAGGGCATCACTTTTTTACAAACTCAGACAAAGACCGTTTTGTTATACTAGACCCGTCAAGTCAAAACGACCTTCAGACAGGTTATACTGATGCTCTACAATGGTCTGATGAAATTACCGTGTACATACCTAGTGGCGAAGAGCTGTTGATTAATGGGGAGAGTAGATACAGCACTAACTATTACTTAGAGCCTGTAAGTGGCGTATTAAAAGTAACAAGAATAACAAATGTATCTATACACGACCAACATACTTCTTATGGTGATACAGTAGTTACTGCAAACGCAGAAGAAGGTGAGCTACGAAAAACTATTACAGGCTCGGATGACCACGATAATCTTAATATAACATTTAAAGCTAATCAAGATTACAATCTTTATTTTGATGACGATGTTTACAATGTAAAAAGCTCAGTAGAAAACACAGCAACCACAAAACCTTATGATATATTATTAGCTATCTGTAAAAGATTTAACTGTGGTATATTTTATGAGAATGATGGTGGTGTAAACATATTAAGGATTGACCCAATAAAATATGTTAGAGAAGGTACAGAAAATATAAATCAATACATTGACGATTTAAAATCCTTTAAGGTTTCTATTGGTGGTGATAAGTTTAAAAACATAACACTAAACAACAAAAACTTCAATCATTTTTATGATGATGAGTCTAACGAAGGCAGGGTTATAGGTTCAACTACTCAAGAGATAAATCCTGAAGGAATATCTGACTTGATAATTAACTTCAAGAGTGGTGTTTTTTACAGGTCTTTAGCAGGTAGTCTATTGGGAAATCAAGTAAATGAAAATGTAAACTCAGGTGGCGTAAGCACAAAAGAAATTGCTTTTACAAAAAACTTATTTACAAAGCATCAAGACATCGGCTTGAAATTCGCATATGTTGATAAGCCTCTTTTCGAAACTAGGATTAAGAAGCCTATATGTATGACTAATTGGCAAAGGCTTTCTTTAGTTACTTCTACTCAAAGAATATACACATTGGGTGTCCAACACGTATTCAACGGTAGGCTATTTAACAAGAACACAGCAAATTGGGATTTGTTAGCAGAAGATACTAGTGGCACTACTACTGACTACTACGACTTCTATGTTGATGACGAAAAGATAACATACAGCGATAGCCCTAGTATTGAGTTTAGTATGGTAGTACCTACAACAAATCTTGGAGATTTAGATTTCTTGTTCAAGGAGTTTACAGCTTCTAGGATGGTAGCTGATACCATAGTTATAAAAAGCGTTGAGGGAGAAGTATATGAGGACAATGCTTATCTGAATGTAAAAGGCATACTGAAATAATTGTAAATTAATTCGATGGCTACATACAACGACTACCCACAATCCGCTACGAACAACGCTAAGAAAGTATTAGCGTGGAAAAAGAAATACGGCAAAGAGGTCAAGGGAATGACTTCTATAGGGTGGACTCGTGCAAACCAATTAGCATCAAAAAGAAAACTATCCTATGAAACTATTGCTCGTATGGCTGCGTTTAATCGTCACAGAAAAAATGCTGCGATTGACCCTAAGTATAAGAGTACGCCTTGGAAAGATAGAGGTTATGTTGCTTGGCTTGGGTGGGGAGGAACTTCGGGTGTTAATTGGGCGATTAGAAAAGCTAAGTCAATCCGAGAAGGAACAGTTAAAGCAAGTGTCGATGTGGCTGAACTCCCATACGGTAATCGTAAGGTCAAGGCTAAATGCCCGAAGAAGAACGGCAAAAGAGAAGATTGTAAACAAGGCTACTGCGATTGTTATGCTACCCAAGGAAAAGATGGTAGTGTTAAAAAATCACCTAAAGCACCTAAGAGCGACACTCCTGAGAAGAATCCTAAAGGTGTTGGAAAAGGTGGAAAGCTATCTGCAAAAATTCTTAAGTCTATAAAGACTAAGGTAGACAAATATAATGAAAAGTACCCTGACAAAAAGATTGGAATGGGTGCAGCAAAGCAAGTGGTTCTTAGAGGTATGGGTGCGTACAACACGGGTCATAGCCCAAAGGTCACTAGTGCAGCGCAATGGGGTC